TAACTGGAAGTTGGCCGTTAACAATGAAGGTTTCGAAAAGATTTCAAAATTGATATCCCTTTTGATAGGAGCAGGATTGGTGAATGCTTCGTCATTGAACGTGGATGTCGCAGGATTGCAACTGTTTTCAGAATTGGCAATCCCAAAGCACGTGAGTGCATTTGATTTGATGGATGCTTCTCTGGCCACAGCCACATACTTTGTGGAGGGTGGCTACGAGAGTTTCCGCACAGGATCTTTGAAACCTTTACTTTACGGTGAGCACGAAATGCGTAAATTCGATGAGGACTACCTCACATGTCGAAAGTATGCAGATTATGCTCGCCCGGGAAACCTTGCTATTTTGTCTATTGATGAGAACGATTTAGAGAAACTCTACGCTGATACCATTGATTTGGGAAAACGTTTGAGTAAAACTGTGAAGAGTGCTCTTATTAAAAGACAATTGCAAGACAGAATCGTCAAACTACAGGATTTGCACAGCACTTTTCGTCAATATCGACAATCAGGAGGCATTCGAGAGAAGCCTTATTGTATTGGTATTTACGGAAAATCTAGTGTTGGTAAATCAACCATTGGCCCATTGTTGATGGTTAGTAGTTTGGTCTACAACGGATATCGCGCGGATGATGAATCGATGATTGTTTTGAATGAGCATGATAAATATATGTCAAACTACAAGTCATCCATCATGGGAGTTTTCTTGGACGATGTTGGGAATACAAAGCCCGACTTCGTGGAAACTGCTCCCACAGTCCGCATCCTAGAATTGGTCAATAATGTTAAAATGTACGCTAACATGGCTGAAGCTGAACTGAAAGGTAAAGTTTCTATCCAGCCAAAAGTTGTCGTATGTACGACGAACGTGAAAGATTTTTGCTCGCATACATATTCAAACGAGCCTGTTTCTATTGCCCGTCGCGCAAACATTATTTTGACCGCGTCCGTGAAGCCCCAATTTGCCGAGAATAATATGCTTTGCACTCGCAAGGTGGAAGAGTTCTACGGCAAGGATGATATCCCCGACGTTCCAGACTTGTGGCATTTCAAGGTGGAGAAGGCATACCCTATTCCTAATACGACGAAAGGTAAGCCTGATACAATTGGTTGGAAGACCCTTGTATGGAACGGTGTGCAGATGGATGCAGTTGACATTTATACAGTAATGAAATTTGTTAATCTGGATTCATCCCATCATTTTGCGGAGCAGAAGCGCATTGTCAAAAACAACAGTAATTTGGCAACAAAATTGGCTTTCTGTGAAGGTTGTAAATCGCACAAGACCATTTGTCTGTGTGGTGAACAGGAACACGATGTGAAATACGTCGAATCGCCTTATGTACCGGCGAAAAATGTTCGACCAGCTGCAAATTTTGGAAGGGGAAAGAATACCCATTGGGATGCACCCACAGCGGCTGAGATAGCG